ATCCTCTATCTAATAACTACAATTATACAACATTATGTTGAATAATTATACAGTTGATTTTGGGAGATAGGCTCCCTTATCAACCTAAATTTATTATACAAGGAGAATAGTGTTAGAAGTAGATAAAATATATCAAAATAAAAAGAGTGATACATACTATTGGTGAAAATTTGGCAAATTTATTACATGTGAATATGTTGCATTAGTAAAATTAGGTCTTTTCAAAGATAAATAAATTGAATTTCTATCTTGTGAAATTTTTGAAAATAATGATAGATCAATTGTAGAAGAGGTGAATCTTATGAAATTGTTAATATCATCTAATCACGCTATTTTTGCTATGTCAAACATAAGAGGTAAATATGTTAAAAACCCTAATCAACTACTATTTTCGTTCTATTTTTCATCAGGAGCAGGAGTCAAGCATGGATCTATAGTCAAGCCGGTATTTAACCCGGAGATACTGATAGCAAGCCGTACAGTCATCTTGAAGCTGTATGATAATTGGGAGTATATACCGGGTAAAGATGATATTAACGTAAACGAAAAATCTATTAAAGAAATGAAACAATTCTTTAAAAAGTACATTGTACTATTATGTTTAGTTTGGGACGAACACATGCAAGATGCTACTTTAGAGGATTATTGTAAAGGTAATATATCTTTTATAGATATGTTAAAAGATTTAGATTTTTATCAAGATTATCAATTATCGTTGATAACAATAACCACTGTACCAGATTTAGATCAATTTTGCAGAAAGAATAAACTTGTAAACATGTATGGTAATTAACGATATCACTGAGTCTCCAATTGTTAATGATATTATAATGGTTATATATCTAGGTCTAATTTAATGATAAAATACCTACAGATGATAAGAATTTAGATGGATACTATATACAGAACTCTATCGACAGGAATAAGTCTTATACCAGTATTACTCAAGGAGCTGAGCTCACCTTGCAGGAATTATAAGAAAAATGGTGATTCAAGTAAAATAATTGCGAAGTAATCTACGCTATCCTTATCATCTTTTTTATACTATATAGAGAGTATTCATTGAATATTTTGCCGAAACTCAAAGAAGCAAGGCTGCATAATTTAGAGAAAACTTAGTTCAGTGGTTGAACACATAAGTTAGATTAAGTCAATACAACTCTTAAAAGGAGTGAAAATATGAAAAGATATATTAAATCTGGAGTACAGATCGTCGGAAACGATTTTGTGTTTGATTTTGAACACAATTCAAAAGATGATATAATTGAAATTCAAACTCCTCAAATATTCAAATCATCTATCAATAATAATCTATATTGGTTCGGATATATTTTCAAACCTCATGTAAGTTCTAGAGATCGAACTAAGTTCATCCATTATTTGAAGGGTCTATCTGAGCCATCTATTTCTGATGCTGATTTAAAAAGATTCATTCAACGACCGTTGCAGTATTTATCACCAGAAGTTAACCTTGCAAATTTAGATTGTTTTGTATACCCACTATCTGGTCGTAGTAAGTTGGTAAATACTATGATTAGGGTTATCAACCAATTTACAGGACACGATACTAATAGAGTTAATTTTGAAATGATAAAATCTGCACCTACAGATGTACAATTTGATTGGAAGTTATTTAATTCAGAGTGGGATACTCCTGAAACTAAACTGCAGTATATGCAGATGAAAAAATATATTGAGGATATCTTGATACCTAAAATTCACCAACAAAATTATTTTTCTATTGCAAAAAATGTAAAGGCAAAGTATAGGCCATACATCAAAAATTATCTTAAATTTGCATCTACAGAAGAATCAGATAACTTCTCAAATTTGTCAAATGCAAATATACTTGTTATTGATGACATCAATGCTTCAGGGTCTACGCTAAATGAGGTTCTACGGATATTGAATTCTAGAAATAATAGATGTAATATTTATGTGTATACACTTATAGAACATACTTCATAGAATATTGTATCTCTATAAATTATAACAATCGTTATAATATTCACTGTTTCTTTTTCTTACCTCATAATAAACTCCCTGGTAATCTCCGTACCGTCTTTGAATCTGAAAGTTATTTTTTTACCTTTATGTACTACAGCTTCGTCGAGAAGGGTTATCCATGGGGTGTCGGACCATTCTTTCATGAAGGTTGGTTGCTTTTCCAGTGAATTTAGGAAAAGGCGGTATACTCGTTCCTGATTTTTTAAGTCTGTTTTCTGGTTGTTTATCTTTTGAAGTTTTGCCAGTGTTTCATTATAGCGTTGTTCCAGTGCAGAATATCGCTTTTCATATTCGTCCTGCTGCTGGGAAACAGTGGCGTTTTCCTGAACACAGTTGTCAACCAAGTCTGAAATATGGTTAAGCTCATTTCTGAGTTTTTCTATCCTTTTATCAAATCTTCCAAGGTCGCCGATTTTTTCAAGTTTTTTATTACAGCGGCTAACAACCTCAGCTTTATCAGCCATAAGGTAATTACAGGCTTCCATGAATTTTTCCTTAATGGTCGGAGTATCTATAGCTGGGGTTTTGCATTTGGTTTCGCCTTTTACTTTGCTATTGCACTCCCAAACGTATCTTCGGTAGCTCATGTTTGAGTGCCAAAGCTTACTGCCGTAAAATCCGCCGCAGTCGCCGCAGACTATTTTGCTTGAGAAAATCGTTCTGCCGCTGTATCTTCTGTTTAAAGCTTTTCGCCTTGCTATTTCAAGCTGAACCATTTCCCATTGGTCAGGGTCGATAATGGCTTCGTGACTTCCCTCAACATAGTATTGGGGAACTTCACCCTCGTTTTTCTTGGTCTTTTTTTGGAGAAAGTCAACGGTAAACTTCTTTTGAAGAAGGGCGTCGCCTTTGTATTTTTCATTTTCCAGTATGCTTTTAATTGTGCGTGGACACCAGGTAGTTTTGCCCATAGGGGTGGGAATTCCTTCGTCGGTTAGGTATTTTGCAATGCCTGTTGCCGTTTTTCCCTCAAGAAAAAGCTGATAAATTTGCCTTACGATTTTGGCTTCCTCTTCAACAATTTTCGGTTTGTCGTCTTCGCCACGCTCGTATCCTAAAAAGCTTTTGTAAGCGAGGCTCACTTTTCCGTCGGCAAACCTTTTTCTCTGTCCCCAGGTCACATTTTCCGAAATACTTCGGCTTTCTTCCTGGGCAAGGGAAGACATAATGGTGAGAAGAAGCTCGCCTTTGCCGTCAAATGTGTAAATGTTTTCCTTTTCAAAATAACATTCACAGCCTGCGTCCTTTAGTTTTCGGATGGTTGAAAGGCTGTCAACTGTGTTTCGTGCAAATCGGCTCACCGACTTTGTCACAATAAGGTCGATTTTCCTGTCCAATGCATCGGAAATCATCTGATTAAATCCCTCACGGTTTTTGGTGCTGAGAGCGGAAATTCCTTCGTCTGTGTAAACCCCAACAAACTCCCATTCAGGATTTGAGGTGATAAATTCTGTGTAGTACTCGACTTGAGCTGTGTAGCTTGTGAACTGTTCGTCACTGTCCGTTGAAACTCTGGCATAGCCGGCAACTCGTCTTTTTGTTCTTTGATTGATTGGTTCTGATGTAAATAAATTCCTTGTGGCAGGTATTGTGGTTACTCTTGGCATGTGTTTTTCCTCCTTTGATTTTTAAATCTTTCCGATGCGGCTTCACGCATTTCTTTTGTCCATGAATTGCTCCTTGAGATAAATTCCCAGGTTATTTCTTTGACTTTTCCGTTATTAAAGATAAAACGAAGAATGTTGTCCTCGGGAACCTCAATGTGGTCTATTGATGATAAAAAAGCGTTCTCGTCAAACTCAGCAGTCCCCAGAACTTCCGATGTTTTTTCTTTTAATATATCCTCAGGTATTGCCCTTGTTTTGCATGTTTCTTTTCCTGTTGTCAGAAATGTACTGCAATTCCAGCCATGGGATTTTTTTGTGGTAATTCTTTTAAAGGTCTTTCCGCATTTTCCGCAGATTATTTTTCCGGTAAAAATGCTTCTGGAAGGCTTTTTTCTTTTTGAAAAAACCTCATCGATTCCTTTTAGGGCAAGCTGAGCTTTGTTGAAAGTTTCCTCGTCAATAATAGGGGAGTGGGTGTTTTTTACATAGTACTTGTCCAACTGACCGTCGTTTGTAACTTCCTTTTTGTCAATGTGATTGTTGCGGTAACGCTTTTGTAAAATGGCGTTTCCGGTGTATTTTTCATTTGTTATTATGTTTTTAATGTGGTGGGCTTCCCAATGTCCGCCCAATGCTCCGGTAATTCCACGGGAGTTTAAATCACGGCTGATATTTCCCAAGGTTTCACCACTGATAACTCTTGCGAAAATCTCACGGAAGATTGCCGCTTGTTCTGGATTTATGAGAATTTTTCCTTTCTCAATGTTGTATCCAAATAAAAATCTGAGATTGGAAATTTTTCCGTTTTTAAAGGAGTTTCGTATTCTCCACTTCTGGTTCTCGCTGGCGGAAAGGCTTTCTTCCTGAGCATAAGAGGCGAGAAGTGTCAATAAAAGTTCACCCTCAGCGCTTAATGTGTTTATGTTTTGCTCTTCAAAAAATACGCCTATGCCTAAGCTTTTAAGTTCTCTGACAATTTCCAGAAGAGCCACAGTGTTTCGTGAAAAGCGGGAAACGGATTTTGTGATAATAAGGTCGATGTTACCCTCACGGCACTGTGTGAGAAGCTTCTGGAAATTCTCCCTTGAGGTTTTTGTTCCAGTTATGGCGTTATCGGCATAAACTCCGGCAAAGGTCCAGCCCTTGTGATTTTGAATAAGCCTTTGATAGTAGCTTATCTGAGCCGATAGGGAATGAAGCATTGCGTCGTTGTCAGCGGAAACTCTGGCGTAAGCCGCCACACGCTTTGGCTTTGTAAGTTTAGGAAGAGGCCTAATCATTCTGATACAGTTCATTATATTGATACCCTCCTTTTGTGACATATTAACTCTAAAGAAATGACTTATCAAGGAAATAAGAACATATATTCTACACGAATAGAAAGTCAATAATTCTGAATATATAGTCTATTGTGCTTCAATATGACCGCCAAATCGGTGGGATATGTAGCATTTGTGAGAGCAGTATTTTTGTCTTTTATTTCCGAAAGTTACAAACTCACTGCCGCAGTGTTGACATATCAAATGATATTCAGTTCCTTTTTTACCGTTTGATTTTCGCCAATGGGCGATGCGGCAAGAATTAGAGCAGAACTGTTTTGGTTTAGCTTTAGGATTTACAAAAATAGGTTCTCCGCAGTTTAAGCAAAGTCCGTTTTTGCCAGGTGATTTAATAGCCCTTTGGCATACGGATTTGACAGTGTTAGGGGAGAGAGAAAGCATTTTCCCTATTTGACTGTAAGAAAAATTCCTCCTTCTGAGATTTAAAATTTCAGCCTTTTGAATTTGTGTCATCATAACGTTGTTTCCTTTCCGAGGAATGCCCCTCATAATATAGCCACGGAAAAGGGGAGAGTTAAGGTGTTTTAAATAAAAAAATCACCCGCCAAGTTTTTTAATCCTTGACGGGTGTTGTAATGCTCAATATGAAATTTTAATTTAATAAATTAGTAAAATCTTGAAAAGTCTTTGCAAATATATTTATTATAGCGTTCTTTACAATACTCTTCATTTTTTCCTGTTTCAGAATTGCGATGTTTTCCGTTAAACCATATAGTGTGTTTACCTGTATTTTTTCCGAGTTTATTGGTGTTACACTCAGCTAGAAATTCTTCTGATGATAGAATCCACATAAGGTTCATTCTTTCGGAATAGAATACAAAGTAAAAATTGGGAGTGTATTCGTGTTGAATACCTGCAAAAAGTGCGGCGTTACCAAAGATAGCTTCATTAGAGCGCGCTTTTATTTGAATTTCTATAAATGTGCCATCTTTCTTTTTTATTACACAATCCACACCATGGTCATCAACTAATGGAACATAGCAATCAAGCCCTTCCATTAGCATATCTCCAATTATTTTATATTCCATCCTCTTCCCAAAACCAGCTGTATGTCGAAAAGATATACTCATAATAGTTCTCCTTAAATTTACATTATAGATATTATATTATAAGTATGTTAAGAGTTCAACATATAAGATGTTTTAATCAATGGTGTCAAATCTTATTCAAATATTTCTTGTCAACCGCTCCGGTAATATCTCCGGTTTTCTGAGTGGAGACAACCACACGGTCGCCGCTTATTTCTCTTACGTACAGGGTAGAGGTGTATACCCAGTCTGAAAACTTCATTGATGAGCCGTACACTGTGGCGTTGCTGTCAAGCTTTACTTTGTCGCCTATAGCGAGGGCAGGTTCATCGGGAGTGTTATCCGGCTTCTGAACCGTACCTGTTGTGATAAAACCGTCAAATCCGGCTTCTTTCAACTTTTCGAGCTGTGCTTCGGCATTGGCTTTCTGCGAAAAGGCTCCGGTCTGAACTCTGTAGATTGTACCGTCGTCGGTGTTATCAGAATTGTCAGAACTGCCGCTGAGCTTGGAAGTTACCTTGTCTGCAAGGTCGCCCAAACGGCTGTAAAGCCAATCGCCGGGGCAACTTTTGTTTGCAAACCATCTGTGAACAGTAAGCACCATTTCATTTGATTTCGGTTCATAGGCAAGGGTTTTATCTTTATCGCCAAGCCACAAAAGCTTTGTTTTACCGTTGCGCTTGCAGATATCAACACAAAGATTGATAAGCGACTGGTAAACCACGTCGTAGAAAGCATATGGCGCTGTGGTGTCTGAAGCACATTCGATTGTTACCGCTCTCTGGTCATTATCGTTAGAGGATGAACACCAGGAGCGGTTTTTCTCTTCAACAAACATTCCCATTCTTCCGTCAAAGCCTATTCCATAGTTGGAGGATGCCTGGCAGGAAGTAGATGCAAAAAGATTGCCCAGTGTCTCGATTGCACACTGACCAACCACACAGTGGGGAGTAATGCGGTCAATGAAGTGAGTCCTATCACCTGAATGGTTAGGGCTTAATTTTGTATATGATATAAGAGAAGAATTTGTATATGACATTAGTTTTCACTTTCCTTTCCATTATGCAGTTGTTTAAGTATTTCCTTTAATTTTTCCGGAACCGGCAATCCGAGATGTGAAGCGTTTTCCAGAATTGACACGCCTTCATTTGAAAGATAAAAGAAGATTACCACATTTCTCAAAATACCTGCCTGTCCCAGAATGTATATATCCAAAAGATTTCCAATTCCAACCAAAGCGAAGATGAGAACCTTTTTGCATATGCCTTTAAATCCCACTTCGCTTGAAAGCTCCTTATCGGCTATAGCGCACATAATTCCGGTTATGTAGTCGATTACCACAAACGCCAAAAGTGCGTAAATAAAGCCGTCGTTTCCGCCTAAGAACCAGCCGATAAAACCGCCAAAAGCGGAAAAGGCTATTTGTATTAAAGTCCAGATTTGTTTCATTTATTTTCCTCCTTTAAATTGATTTACCTAAGGTGTGATTTTTGTTTTTAAAGTCAGTAATTATCTTTATACCAAGCTTTCCGGCTTTTGCCGCTGTTTCTAAAGCTGTCAAAGCGTTTACATATGCATCGGATGAATAGTCAATAGTGCCGCCTAATCCCTGAGAAGCTCCCAAAAGCAAATTAGGGATTTTTCTTTTTGAGTTTGTGGGATTTACTGCATTTTCTTTTACAATTCTAAGCATGATAAGCTCTGTGGTGCTTTTGGTTATTATCTGATTTTCAATAATCCTTTTACCGAGCCATGATAAAAGGAATTTGCCTTGTACTTCGATTTGCTCGCCCTTTTCATCTTTTGTAATGGCAACATAGCTTATCTGTCCGGCTTCATCATAGCCTTGAATTGTTATGATATTTCCCATTGCCAGCATATCACGTGCAAAATCACTGTAGCCTATAAGAAGTTTAAATTCTCCGCACTCCCAGTATCTGCGTGTCCATATGAGAGATATGGGGTCATCTATTACACCCAGCAGTGTAAGACTTGTATCGTAAATAAAGATATTCATTTTACACACCCCTGTACAAGTTATCGTGATATATGGTTATCTCAAGATTGCTCTTGCCGCTGTCAGCGTTATAGCTGAAAAGGTTATCTCCTATTTCAAGCTGCAAAAAGGTTGAAGATGGGTCTAAATACTGTATGGCGTTTTCCTTTTCTCCGTTTGCTCTTGTTATGTATGCGGTTTTATTTCTGTAATGGGTTGTAACTTCCAGCTTGTCGCCTTTGGAAAGGGACACCTTGAGTTTTATGTAGTCCTCTGTTTCTGTGTTTTTTAAAGAGGGATTTGTAAGACTTGCAGTGGCATAAAATACAATTCTGCATCCGCAGGTTACATCACCTCGGTTTATCACGTTGACTTCCACCTGTTTATTAAGCCTTCCAATTTCCCAATCGCTTGTGATTTCAACAGGAAACTCAAAAGCTCCGTCCCATGACACTATTGAAGTGGCGGTTTCCATCTGGTCACGCCAAAGCGGATCCGGACAGAGGATAGCTATATAGAAATCATAGAGGATTTTTGTACAAGTAAACTTTATGCTTTTGGCAATTCCTAAAATTTTTCTCTGTATTCCGTTGAGGTCATAGGTAATCTCAAGTGTTTCCTCGGGAGATAAAGCGTTATTTAAATTTTGTCTTAACTGCGCTACAGAAATCTTATCGGTTATTCGGAAAGAACCCTGAATTTCAATAGTTCTGGGTCCTATTCTGTAACCGGTAATAGTTTCTCCGTACTGTCCAAGGCCTTTTTGTGTATAGATTTCATTTGTGGCGTCAGACAGTCCCTTGCAGTCTTTTTTAATATTTACATGGTAATCACTGCTTTAAAGCGTCAGCCAAAACTCCGGTAAGCTTTCCTGTTTTTGCGGTTTCGTTTGAAGCTTCCGTTAAACCCTCAATGGGCAGACTGTCCCCGAAAGTTGCCCAAACACCGGCGGCAATATCCGTCCATTGGGACAGCTGTTGTTCAGATTTACAAAGCTTTGCAAGATGGTTTACCGCCTCGACACTTCTGTCCTCTTCGCCTAAGATAGAATAAAAATCGGTGTAAGCATTTCCTGCCTGCTCTGCGGTAAATCCTGCTGTAGTAAAGGCAGTGTCAAGCTTTGCTTGGTCTTCACGGTATTCTCGGGTGGATTCAGCAAGGTCTAAAAACTTTTTTGTAAGTCCAACCAGGGCTGCACCTGCGGCAACAGTGGCAGCTCCCACGGTTACCGCCATTCCTTTTACCGCTGTGCCTATATTTTGTATGGCTTTTGAGGATTTTTCAGCGTCATCTGAAGCATTTTTAACTTCATCTCCGAACTCGTCGGCTTCCTTGCCGGCGTCTGAAAACTCATCACCTGTATTTTTAAGGCTTTTTTCATTTTGCTTAAGCTCACGCTCCATATCGTTGAGAGCGGCCTCAGCGTTATTAAGCTGGATCTGCCAGTTCTTTGTTCTCTTGTCGTTTTCACCGAAAGAGTTAGATGCATTGTTCAAGGCAGAGCGAAGTGTTTCGATTTTCTTTTTCTGTTCATCAATTT